AGTTAAGATTCTGGAATTCATCTACGATAATGATAGCATTATCCAGAGTAGTTCCCCGAATAAAAGAAGTACTCCAAAAACTAATCGTGCCTTGAGTTTTAAGGTTTCCATAGAGCATTTCAAATGATGCGTCATCTGGCAGTTGGAACATATACTTTACCATATTCTTATATGGAATCTGGTAAAGAGATGATTTATCTTCGTGATCTCCTGGAAGAAAACCTATCTCACGAGTGGCAACAAGAGATCTTACAATGTAAATCTTTTCATAAGGAGTTCTTTCATCTAGAACATCTTGAAGAGCATTGTAAAGTGTAATGAACGTTTTACCTGTACCAGCACATCCATAAGCAACTATATGTTTATTTTTTTCATATGCTTCGTATAATAGTTTCTGATTATCCGTGAGAGGTTCAATAGTTCTCATCAAATCAGAACCAATTGGTTTTTTCCTTTTCATTTGCTTTGCAGTCATTCCAACACCAATTGGTTGATCTTCTCTTCTTCTTCTTGCCATATAAAAAATTTAAACTGGTTTTACTTTTGATCCTGGAGCCTTACTAGCTTTAGCGAGTACATCGTTCCAACCTGGGTGAGATTTTTTGAGACGATCATAAACCTCACCAAGTTCTCCAGCACTGGGGCAAGTAGATGGATCGCTCCAATCCCTATCCCAGTTTGGATTATCTTTTTTCCACTGATCCCAATCATGAACACTGAGAACAACTTCTTTTTGCTCACCAGTAACTTTGTTATAAACTGGATATGTTGCCAACGTTACACCTCCATTGTATGTAAGGATATTTATTCAATAGTAATAGAAGGTGCATCAACACATTCTGGACAATCCTCACGAGTCCAACCAAGTGCCTCAGATACTGCAGGAAACTGGCAAGTGAAGATACAACGAACCAATTCCGCAATTTCCATATGTTCTTTCTGAGTTCCGTGCGAAGAACGAAGATCAATATAATGAATCCATGAGCGCACAGAACCAGTCATATAGAGGCGTGTGGGAGTTGCTAGAGGCAATACAAACCTAGCACACTCCTTTGCTACACCTTTCTCCAGAAGGCGATTATAAAGGCGTAGACCTTGCTCAAAATGAACGCGAATGTCTTCAGTCAGAGTCAGTTTCAGATAATCGGGAATATCGTCAATGCTGTTCTGTCGATTCTTATCATCCTGACGACGTAGTTCCGGAAGAGGAATAGATTTACCTAGGAGACTTGCATCAGCATATCGTTGTGAAAATTCTTGATAGGTGAAACTCCTATGGCGCAAGATTTGGGCTGCGATACCGCGAGTTGTATTGATCTCTACGGTCATCGTTGCCTGTTCGAAGATACTCCAGTGCTGGTGCTGGATACAATACTTGAGCAATCCAGAGAACTTTTCATTTTCTTGGTTAGCAGGATTACTTACTCGGGCACAGTAAGCCATATGTTTTTCTGCGTCAGGAGTAACACTAATCAGTTTTACTTCTGGTTTCATGAATTCAAATTCAGTCGGCATCATCGTCATAAAATACTTCGTCGTAATCGTTTAAAAAGTTTTTAATTTCCTCATACTGAGGATCTTTAATATCAGAGTCAATCTCAGTTTTTAGACATTCTACAAGAGACTCAAGATTTCGTACAATCAACTTAAGTTTTTCTCTATCCATTTACACAAATCCCAACAAAGTAATTATAGACAAAAAAAGAGAGGGAGTCAAGTCCCTCTCTGAATTATTTTGCTGCTACCAGAGTAGCAAGAGATGCTTTACGACGCCTCTCTTCTTTTTGCTTCTGTTCTTTAATGATTTGTAGGAAGTTGAGTTTTTTCATTTGTGTCCCTCCTTTACAAACTTAACACCACGATAGGTTTCGTTGTATTGTTGGGATTGCTGCATCATTTGCTGTTGATACTCAAGACGCTTTTGAGTATCATACTCTACACCACGATAAACTACTTTAGACATTAGGGTTCTCCTTAGTTTTTTAGGTTAAAGAGCGTTCCTTCAGTCGGCGTTTGCGTTCGCTATTCGCAAATAGCGAATGAACGTTCCGTTCCGCGTCGGCTTACTTCCGTCTGGTATTCCAGATGAACGTAAGGTCATTATAGACCTGTTAGTATAGTTAGGCAAGTTCTTTTGTAACTTATGTTACAATTTAATCTCTTTGTCTCCAATCATCTGGTTTATCTCCAGTAAAGAAATCAATGATATCATCCGCACCATTGAATCCTGTGCGATGATTTGATGGATCTGGATCACCTAAATCTAAGGCATTCATAAAGTCATCAAGACTGCCTTCTTGCATATTGGGATTAGAAGCGCGGCGCCTTGCTTGTCTTAAGATAGTTGCAGCGGATCTATTTGACTTTGCAAGTTTTTCGGCCCAGATCATATCTTCCAAACTCACCTCCTCGTGCATTGCAATCTTATTGCAAATTGCTTCAAGGCGAAGGCGATATTGTGTAGAAAGCATATGTGATCTCCATATAAGGATATTTATTATTACCTTTCAATATAAGTTAATTCGTGTTCAGTTGCACATAGTTGGTGAACTATAATGTCACACCCGATCTTAGGATTACAATCACCGCAGGTGTATACATCCACTGCTGCTTTACCTTCCTCAGGCCAAGTGTGAATACTAATATGACTTTCAGAAAGTAAACAAATAACAGTGACGCCCTGAGGTTCAAACTTTTTTGAGATTGTTTGAACAACTGTAGCGCCACTAGCAACTGCTGCATTTTCTAATAAGTCTATAAGATAACGCTCGTCATCCAAAAGGGAAAACGAGCATCCAAATAAGTTTAGTAAGTAATGATCACCCATTCTCCTCTGCTTCTTTTAATAGTTCACTCACATAGTTTTCAGTTCCATCCATTGTCTTCACAGCAAACAGAGGAGACTTCATGTATTTTTTAATTTTTTTATATTGCTTTATGAGTTTTCCAACTTCATCTGTAGAAATTTCAACTCCAACTTTTAATTTATTATCTTGAAATCCTTCACTCATTTTCTTTTCTTTTTATCAGGTGCTTTATATCCCCAGATTTTTGGGTTGGTTCTTCCGTATCCAAAATCAATTTTCTTAACTGCTCCTGGTCCGAACTTATCATAATAAAGGTCAAAAATTCTTACTCTTGTTCCTCTGCAGAGATCCATATATGCGTTGCCATCAATTTCATAAACTACAATGTACGCATCATTTGGTAAAGAAGGATCTTTAATTTGCTGCAGAGTAGTTCGCTCAAACAAAAGTTCGCAACCATATCTAGGAGGAAGATTTTTCTTCTCTTCTTGTGTCCACTCCACTAATGCTTCCTCCTTTGCTACAACCGTCCTCACGAACGACCTCCCCAAGTAATATCTGGGTATGCCTCTTTTACATTATCTAGAGTGATTTTGTATTTATCTGAGAGTTTCTTATCTTTAGTAAGAATTAACACTTCGGCTTCTCTTGGATGAAGACCTTGTAGGAGATTAATAAACATCATCTCCCTACGAATAGATGTCAAAGTATTATTGCCACCTTTTATATAATGATATAAATTCTGGTATTCTCTGCGAAGTGATGTCTTTCCTCTACCATCAAGATCTTGTCCAGTAGCAGATTCTCCACCAACTGCTTCTCTTGATAGATTCTGAGACAATGTTCCAGAATAAACATTTTGGTCAGTCAGATCTCCATAAGGTACTTCACCATCAGGAAGTAAAGAGATTACACTCTCGTCGAAGTTCCAAATAAAAACTGACTTTAAAGCATCATGTTCATATGTTTTTAGAACTTCTACTTTTTTTGAATTAGACCTTTGTTTTGAAGCGAGTTCTAATACTTCAAACACAAAAGGATTTGTTGGAAGAGTCTCGATCGGTTTTTCAGTCGTTGCTCTCTTCGTCTTCGTCGTAGTCATAATCGTAATCGTTTTCAAATCGTACAGATACTATTTCATCAGGTATTACCTGACCATTTTCATCAAAGAATTCTGGATGCAAATACGGAGGTCTTGTTTCCAATACATGCCTATAAGTTAACCATCCTATTATACCACCGACCATAAAAAAGAGCAAAGTGAACATTGTAATGAATGTTACTACGTATGCTGTTTCCATTTGCTTTCTCCAGAGAGTTTATTTTTTCCTGATATCAAAGTGAAATTCTATAAAGAAATGAAACTCTCTACGGAGGAGAGAAATCATTTTACCAAACTTCACTTGAAAAGTTTTTGGTCTTGATGATTTTCTCCTCCTATTCCTAAGCAATAACTCAACACCTCTATTAATTTGAGGTTCTGAATTATTTAGTTTGCTTCTTTCGTCGCCCTGGTCGTTTATCATGATTATATCTCCAGGCATCCTCAAGAATACCGTAAAGGTAATTTCTTATTTTTCTTGCTTGTGGTTTTGGAATATGCCCATATCCTTCACGAAGTTGTTTATGAATTTCGTCAGAACCACCTTCAAGATAATCATCAAGATCCATTACAAGATTGTTAAGTTCATTGGCAGTTGAACTTTCGATAAATTTTTCAACATCAACTTTTTTTGTTCCACGAACTTTTAGATAATCATAAAATTTTAAAACAAATTGACCATTGAAAGCATAATCAATTGCTTTTTCTACATCGAAATAAACTTCGTGAAGAGTATTTTCCATTAAACTAGATTTTGCTCCTTTAGATATTGAACAGTATCTGTACAACCACCAATATGTTTATCATCTACAATCACTTGAGGAAATGTAGATCCTTGACCAAATTCAGAGTAAAACTCATCGCGAGTAAAATCATTATTCAATTTGTAAACCACGTGTTGTAGTCCTGCTAACTCTAGCACCTGTTGAACTTTTGTGCAATATGGGCAACCATCTTTTGAATAAACTGTAAACTTCATAGTTATCAATAAACTGAAAAATTATTTAGCATTAACTGGAATTCCCTGTCCTTCGGGAAGTTTGATTTGTGGGAGTTTGTTTCCTCTTCCTCTTAGATTGTATGGGTCAATACCTTCTGGAATTGGGTCTTCCCATTTTCCCCCTAGGTCAACAATTTCATTTGTGGGAAGTGCTTTTGGAATTTCAATGTCCACAACTGGACCCATCATAAATTTATTTCTTGTAATGGTGCGATTCTGTGGATCAAAAGAAACCATCATAAGAGCATCTGTTTCCTCAGCACAATCCACAATCTTTCTTCCAGTTTTTTTATCAATCACTGAAAAGTAATCTTCACTATTGTACTTTTTCATTATCTGAGGTCTTTTGATTATTATAGGTCTTTACTGGTGGTCTGTAAAGTCCAGGCCAAGTATCTCTAATGATTTCTGCAAGTTTATGAGATGTCGTAGAAGTAATCATTTCAAAATCTTTGAGGAGTATAATCCATATCTTCAAGAAGTGTATCTAGCAATGCTCCATATTCTTTAAACCTTTTGTCTCCTGCAATAAAACATCTTTGGCGCATCCAAAGAGCATCAGCAAGAAGTTTGATCTGCTCTTCTGAAAGAGATAAGTTTTTCATTATTATGAAGTAACTGTTGTATGTATAAATTTACTAATATACAATATTTTTTCTTGGACGATATGAATATAAATTAGTGGGTTTTGGTGGTTTCATCCATTCTTCTATTATATCAAATTTATCTTCACAATAAAAGTCTTGTTGAACATACCACAATTTCCAGTGTTCGTGTCCTTTAGATTGGTTGCAGGATTTGCAACAACATACCACATTTCCTGTAATATCTAAACCACCTTTTGATTGTGGAATAACATGGTCTAAAGTTAAATCTTCTTCTGAACCACAATAAGCACATTTATGATCCCAACTTTCTTTTATTTGTTTTCTCCATAATCGTTTTGCTTCCGATTGACTTGTTGCTTGTAGATTGAACAAGTATTCTTGAGGCGACTGGAGAGGGCCCATAAGTGCTTGCGACTTATGATTATTTATTTCATAGGTCTTGTGCGATAGACATAATGAACATAAAAATTCCAAAGAGTTGGAAAAAGAGGAGGATGAGGAACATAAAAAAAGGAGTTCAGAGAACTCCTTATATTTATTTTTAGAGTGCGTTGCCCCTAGGTAGAACTTCCTCTGGAAATATAAAATTTTCGTGTGGCTGGTCTACTGGTGCCATCCAAGCACGAAGTCCTTCATTTAGTAGAATATTCTTCGTATAGAAAGTTTCAAATTCAGGATCCTCCGCTGCACGAATTTCCTGAGAAACAAAATCGTAAGCACGAAGGTTAAGGGCAAGACCAATAATACCGATACTGGAGGTCCAGAGACCCATAACAGGCACAAACAACATAAAGAAATGAAGCCAACGCTTATTACTGAAAGCAATACCAAAAATCTGAGACCAGAATCTATTAGCAGTAACCATCGAGTAGGTTTCTTCTTCTTGAGTTGGTTCAAATCCTTTGAATGTATTTGCTTGCTCGCCATCTTCATACAGCGTATTTTCTACAGTTGCTCCGTGAATAGCACAGAGAAGTGCTCCACCTAGTATACCAGCAACTCCCATCATATGGAAAGGGTTAAGAGTCCAGTTATGAAAACCTTGTAAGAATAGTAGGAACCTGAAGATTGCTGCTACACCGAAGGATGGAGCAAAGAACCAACTGGATTGTCCCAGTGGATACATCAAGAATACGGAAACGAATACTGCAATCGGACCAGAGAATGCAATCGCATTATAAGGGCGGATACCTACCAGTCGTGCAATCTCGAACTGACGCAGCATGAATCCAATCAGACTAAAGGCCCCGTGGAGTGCCACAAAAGTCCAGAGTCCCCCAAGTTGGCACCACCTGACGAAATCCCCTTGAGACTCAGGACCCCAAAGTAGAAGAAGAGAATGACCCATAGCATCTGCGGGGGTTGATACTGCGGATGTTAAAAAATTACATCCTTCCAAATAACTGGAAGCAATACCGTGCGTATACCACGAAGATACAAATGTCGTTCCAGTAAGCCACCCACCAAGTGCGAGGTATGCTGTTGGAAATAAAAGTAGGCCAGACCAACCTACGAACACAAATCTGTCCCTTTTCAACCAATCATCAAGGACATCAAACCATCCACGCTGTGATTGGGAGGGTGTCTGTAAAACAGAAGAAGTCATAGCCCCCTTTACATTACTTTACATATTTATGTTAACATATGTTAACAAAGAGGTCAATGAGTATTAATTCTCATCCCCAGTAAATCTGCCCAAGAGTGAATAAAACAAACACAAGAACTGTGAATACCATCATACCTACACCTGCCCAAATGACCCAGGGTTCCATAGGATGATGTTGATTATTATGAGACATAAAAAAAGAGGGTTGTTACAC